ACCAGAGGGAAAATTAAGAAGGGTCTTTCCAGTCAGATGAGATTCCTGATTCAGTGGGCCCGGAAGTGGCATAGTTCGGGGTCGATTACGACTCTGAATGGTCTCTTCCGGAGCTTTAATTGGATAATTCGGTATCGTTGAGGTACAACCAAATTATAGCAATCATGGCATCACTCTTCAGAGCCTTGGAACAATTTACTCTGGAACAAGATCAAGGCGGTCGCGGTAATGTGGGTGACCAGCCGCCAGAGACTCTCCAGGCAACTATCAAAGTCTTTGTAATTAATACACCTGATCCCCGCTTAAGATATAGGATGATGTGCTTTTGCTTGCGCCTAATAGTTAGTAACTCTGCAAGGACTGGGCAGAGACATGGAGCTCTCATGACACTGCTCAGCTTGCCAACTGCAGTGATGCAAAATCATTTTCGCACTGCAGAGCGATCTCCTGACTGCCAAATTGAACGGATTGAAGTTGATGGATTTGAACCGGGGACTTACAGAATCAGAACAAATGCAAGAACCCCCCTGACCCATGGAGAGGTGGTCGCCCTTGAGGAGATGGCAGATGACATCCCAGAAGCTCTAGCAAACCACACACCCTTTGTGGATGCGCAGACTGAACTCGAAGAATGTGATGAGATGGAAAAATTCCTTGAGGCGATCTACAGCACCCTCATCCAAGTGTGGATAATGGTTACAAAGAGCATGACCGCATTTGACCAACCAACAGGGTCAGATGAGCGTAGGGTTGCAAAATACCAGCAACAAGGCAGGCTTAACCCTCATTACCTTCTGCAAGGAGAGGTGCGTAGGCGGATCCAACTATGCATAAGGCAGAGCCTCCCCATTAGGCAATTCCTTGTGAATGAATTGCAAACAGCAAGCAACCAAGGTCCAATTACAGGGAAATATTATGCAATGGTGGCGGACATCGGGAAGTATATTATGAATGCTGGAATGGGGGGATTCTTCATGACCATCAGATTTGCTCTTGGACAAAAATGGCCGCCACTTGCACTAGCTGCATTCTCGGGAGAGATAGTTAAGATGAAGAGCCTAATGCTTCAATATAGAAGATTAGGAGACAGGGCAAAATTTATGGCACTGTTGGAAATGTCAGAGATGATGGATTTTGCACCATCCAACTTCCCACTATTGTATAGTTATGCAATGGGTATAGGGAGTGTCCAAGATCCCCAAATGAGGGGCTACACATTCGGAAGACCCTACCTCAATGCAGCATTTTACCAGCTGGGTGTCGAAACTGCAAACCAACAGCAAGGATCTGTAGACAAAGACATGGCTGCTGAACTTGGGCTAACCGAGGCAGATAAGAGGGCAATGGCAGCAACTGTCACTCGACTCACGACAGGCAGAGGAGGGCTGCAGGGCAACATGGGTATCAATGCCATGGCAAGAAGAGGGCAGCAACTCCCGCAGCCTCAAGACAATGTAGTAGAAGAAGATGAGGAAGAGGATGAGGAAGAGGAAGAACCCCAGAATCAAGAGAGGGAGGTAGATCCAGAACTAGAAAGGAGAGTGGCACTCAGGATCGCACAGGATCAAGAGAGGTGGGCCAGGAGGTTGGCTGAAATAGAAGCAGAACGAGTTGCCAGACAAGCAGCCAGCCATCCACCTCAACATGATGCAACAAGAGATCAAATACCTGATCAACAAGAATATGATAGCAACCTAATTGAGTAGCAAGGCTTACAAACAACGAGCGGGCTTGCGCAAACTGCATCGCAATATATTATGTAGGAGCTTTATGTCTTTAAGAAAAAACTATAGTAGGCCCGAAGGTTGGCATCTTCCGGGCTCTCGCTGACTTCGGCTCCGAAGTCTCTTCTGCCACTCAACTTAGGACTGATTTTGAAATTGTTACCACAACTTCCCAATATGGAACCCACTCCGTCAGACGCGGAAATCTCCGCATGGATAGAGAAAGGACTAGCTACTGCCAAGCATTTTGCTCCAAATCCCGTATCATCACAAAGCAGCTTAGGGAAATCAACAATCAAGAAGGGGAATACCAAAGTCCTCGTCTCATCAGCAGAACAAATTGCCAGCTCCCAACCCGCAGCCAGTCACACCGTCAAGGTTCAAGCTCAAGTCCACCCGCAACAGCCCACCGCTTCCCAACCATGCACTGGAGCAAGACCAAAAACAAAGAGAACTGCAACACCTGCCCCGACCCCGTCTGTCCAGCAGGCAGTCAAAATAGAGCCTGTATATGAGGATATTGTATCAAATCCCACTCATCAAGCTGAGAATGCACCATTGATTGCAACTCAATCATCTGCAAAGCAGTCACTGCTGTGTACTGAGCCTCTTCCCAGCCAACCTTCTTCCGCTACTCGCTGTGGAGAGCAAAGCTTTAAGAGGGGGCGATTTTCTTCCTGTTCCACCGGGAAGAGATCCAACAGTCACCCAGGACACAGACGAGAATTTGATCTTGTTTGGGGCTCAGGAAAATTTGAGGTCAGAGAATGGTGCAACCCAACCTGCTCCCCAATCACTCCAATCCCCAGAAGATATCAGTGCCGTTGTGGGGAATGCCCTAGAATCTGCAAACAGTGTGAGGGAGATTATCAGGTACTTGAAAGTCATGGAGGCCAAAATGACACAAATTGAATGGAAAGTGGATAAAGTACTGGCTCAGAATAGTCTTATCCAGCAAGTCAGGAATGAACAGCTGGTGCTCAAAGCTAGCATGGCAACAATTGAAGGATTAATGACAACAATAAAAATTATGGATCCTGGGGTAGGGCCGGGCGCAACAGCCGCACAAGCCAAAAGATTGTTCAAGGAAGCTCCGGTAGTAGTCAGTGGCCCCATAGTAGGTGACAATGATCTCATCTTTGAGGACAAAATTGAAATCAGTAGTCTTGGGAAACCACAAAAGGTTGCTCCTCAACCAAAGAAGCGGCTTGTCACTAGTGAGGCTGACATAGCTGGTTATAAACTCACTCTCACAAAATTACTAAAAGAGTGCATTCCCAACGCCAATCAGCACAAAAAATTTGAAGATCTGATAGCTAGTGTAAAGAATGAAAGTGATTTCAAAGCAGCAAAGAGGGAAATCGTGAGAGCTGCAATCTAGAGATCAGTCAACACCAACTTACAATCTTACCTATTAACTTTAGCTTGTGCCTTAAACCTATAATCTGCTTCTGCATAGCATCTAATCTCTCAAAACAAAAAGCATTCCTACTTCGAAACTCACCTGCCAACACAGAAAAAAATCATAGCCTGAAGGCCTTTAAGAAAAAACTAGGCTGGGGTCGAACCCATAGACCCCTAACGTCCCCAACAATGGCTGGGAGACAGGCTACAATTCCTGTTCCAATCAATTTTGAGAGCCCAAAGAACTATCTCAATGCATTCCCAATCGTCCAAGCTGACCCGTCTGTATCTGGAGAAGCCGGGAAGCTGCTCAAACAAATCAGATTCAAAGATCTAACCCTTAGGGGATCCACCGAAGCCCCTATCTCATTTGTTAACTCATATGGATTCATAAAGCCATTGCGCACTAGGGAGGAGTTCTTTTCTGAAATGCACAAACCATCCCAAGCCCCCTGTCTTACAGCTTGCTGCCTCCCTTTTGGAGCTGGTCCGGCCATAGAACACCCAGATAAGATAATGGATGACCTAGACAAAGTGTTTATAGTGGTTAGAAAGAGTGCAAGTACTATTGAGGAGTGTGTGTTCGATATCCGGAAACTGCCATCCAGCCTATCCCGCCACCAGCTTGCAGGCAACCGTGTTCTTTGTGTTGCATCGGATAAATACATCAAGGCTCCGTGTAAGCTGACTTCAGGTATGGATTATACATACAACATTGTCTTTCTCTCTATAACTCACTGCCCGCCAAGTCAAAAATTCCGTGTTCCTATGCCTATACAGAGCCTTAGAGCTAAGGTGATGAGGAGTGTCCACCTAGAAATTATGATTAAAGTTGACTGTGACAAAAACTCACCGATCACCAAGAATCTGATCTATGACCCAAGTAATGACATCTGGATGGCATCTATTTGGTTTCATCTGTGCAATTTCTACAAGGGTTCAAAGCCGTTCAAGGAATATGATGATCAGCACTTTGCCTCAAAATGCAGAGCCATGGGTCTAGAAGTAGGCTTAGTAGATTTTTGGGGTCCAACATTTTTGGTCAAAGCACATGGTAAGATTCCTCACGCAGCAAGACCTTTCTTTGGTAAGCACGGATGGGTCTGCCATCCAATGATGGACTGTGCTCCTGCAATCAGTAAGTCACTTTGGGCATTGAGTATATCTATCCTACAAGTCAACGCTGTTTTGCAAGCCTCAGACTTAAATCAGATGATTAGAATGACCGACGTTGTGTTCCCAAAGGTGAAGATTAACCCAGATATTGCTGGAGTACAGAAGACTCGCTGGAACCCGGTAAAGAAATTAGTCACCATTGATTAGCCACAAATCTGCGCATCCTGTATGGCACTGGAACGCCGTCCCCACATCAGTCAACCCCAGAAATCAAAGACATACACATTTCCCTCCCAAAACAAACTGTAGTTAATAATCAACCCCATCCCATCTGAATGATCATTCTCCTTAATCACGCATATACCTTCAGTTTAAGAAAAAACTGCAAAGAGTCTAAGACTTGGAGGAAATGAAAGACGGGGGCGAACCCATACACGATAGACCCCACAGCCAAAGAACTGTCCATTATAGTTAAATGAACAATGCTCTGGTTAACTATCTTAATTGCCTTAGTTGGGAATCATGAGTCTACTTGCATGAATATAAATTTTCTACAATCTTTAGGGCAAATAAATTCCCAAAAGAGATTTCTGAATTTCTATACCCAACAACCACCAAGTTATATGGTAATCAGGTTGGTTCCAACTCTACAACTTTCTGCTAACAACTGTACTCTTGGTAGCATAGTACGTTATCGTAATGCTATTAAGGAGCTAATACAACCCATGGATGAAAATCTCAGATGGTTATCATCAAATCTTATTCCACAAAGGCGCGGGAAAAGATTTGCTGGAGTGGCTGTAGGTTTAGCTGCTTTAGGTGTTGCAGTTGCTGCTCAAGCAACTGCGGCAGTAGCATTGGTGGAAGCTAGAGCAAATGCAGAAAAAATAGCATCCATGTCTCAGTCAATACAAGAAACTAACAAAGCAGTAACATCTCTTAGTCAGGCAGTATCTGCAAGTGGCATTGCTATACAAGCCATTCAAAACGAGATCAATAATGTGATTCATCCAATACTAAACCAAGTCCAATGTGATGTATTAGATGCCCGGGTAGGCAACATACTTAATCTATATTTAATAAAAGTCACAACAATATTTCAAAATCAGTTAACAAACCCTGCTCTACAGCGATTATCAACTCAAGCTCTGAGCATGCTTATGCAGTCTACTTCATCTTATCTGCGTAATCTTTCATCCTCAGAAAGTGCAATTAATGCAGATTTAAGTATGACCAACTTAATCGAAGCCCAAATAGTAGGTATCAATATGACAAATCTTCAATTAGTCCTTGCTGTCTTCATACCTTCTATTGCGAGATTGAATGGCGCGTTGCTCTATGACTTTATTAGTATTACAATCAGCTCAAATCAAACCGAGGTTATGCTACAAATTCCTCATAGGGTTTTAGAGATAGGGAATAGTCTTTATACATTTGAAGGTACACAGTGTGAGATGACTAAGCTAAATGCTTATTGCTTGTACAGCGATGCCATTCCAGTAACTGAATCTCTTAGAGACTGTATGAACGGGTTGTTTAGTCAATGTGGATTTGTAAGGATAATTGGTTCTTTCGCTAATAGATTTGCGAGTGTGAACGGGGTAATATATGCAAATTGCAAACACCTTACTTGTTCTTGCCTACAGCCTGATGAAATTATCACTCAAGACACTAATGTCCCATTAACTATAATAGATACAAAGAGATGTACAAAAATAAGTTTAGGGCATCTGACATTTACCATAAGAGAGTACGCAAATGTAACTTACTCACTCAGGACTGAAATAGCAAATTCTCAAATCACTGTAGTGAGCCCTTTGGATTTATCTTCACAATTGACCACAATAAACAATTCACTTGCTGATGCAACAAATCATATTATGAATAGTGATCGTATTTTGGATAGGCTCAACTCTGGTCTGTATAGCAAATGGGTTATAATATTTCTTATATGTGCATCAATTGTATCACTAATAGGACTAGTATTTCTGGGCTTCCTAATTAGAGGGCTTATTTTGGAATTAAGATCAAAACACAGATCTAATCTTAATAAGGCTAGCACTTACTCTATTGATTCTTCAATAGGGTTGACATAAATTCTCATCAGTGTCATTTTAATGTCTCATTAACTGTGATTAGTATATAGCTCTATGTAATAGGTTAGATATGATTTTTAATAAAAAACTTGACATTGGAAGCCCTACCCGGGCCCGACCCAGTCAGCCCTCCAGCCCCGCAGCTCCACACACGGACCCACGACGACATCCAATCATGCACAACAGGACACAATCTGTCAGCAGTATAGACACCTCATCTGATGTCTATCTCCCTCGGAGAAAGAAGGCCGTCACAAAATTCACATTTAAGAAAATCTTCCGAGTTCTAATCTTAACACTCTTACTATCAATTATTATAATCATAGCAGTAATCTTCCCAAAAATTGACCACATCAGAGAAACATGCGATAACAGTCAAATACTGGAAACAATTACCAATCAAAACTCGGAAATCAAGAACCTGATTAACTCTGCTATCACTAACCTTAATGTATTATTAACATCGACTACAGTTGATTTACCAATTAAGCTTAATAATTTTGGAAAGAGTATTGTGGACCAGGTAACAATGATGGTCAGACAATGTAATGCTGTCTGTCGGGGCCCTGGAGATCGTCCGACTCAAAATATTGAATTATTCAAAGGTTTATACCACACCTCCCCACCCTCAAATACTTCCACCAAATTGAGCATGATTACTGAAGCATCAAATCCAGATGATATAGTTCCCCGGCCCGGGAAACTGCTTGGCTGCACCAGGTTTCCATCTTTTAGTGTCCATTATGGGTTATGGTGTTATGGTCACATGGCTTCTACAGGGAATTGCAGCGGGTCATCTCCATCAGTGCAGATCATCAGAATAGGTTCAATTGGGACCAATAAGGACGGCACGCCCAAATATGTAATCATAGCCAGTGCATCACTCCCAGAGACAACTAGACTGTATCATTGCTCTGTCACAATGACATCTATTGGATGCTATATTTTATGCACTACTCCCTCAGTCTCCGAGACAGATGACTATAGTACTATGGGTATAGAGAAAATGAGCATATCCTTCTTATCATTGGATGGATACTTAACACAGTTGGGTCAGCCAACTGGATTGGACAATCAAAATTTGTATGCTTTATATCCCGGTCCTGGGTCAGGTGTGATCTTTAGGGATTTTTTGATATTCCCGATGATGGGCGGAATTCGGTTAATGGATGCACAGAAGATGCTCAATAGAAATATCACCTATAGAGGCTTTCCCCCAAGTGAGACCTGCACTGAAAGTGAACTTAAGCTTAAACAGGAAGTAGCAAATATGTTAACAAGTCCTTATTATGGTGAAGTGTTAGTGCTCAACTTCCTCTATGTATGCTCTCTCTTAGATAATATCCCTGGAGATTGTTCTGTCCAATTGATTCCGCCGGATAACATGACACTTGGAGCAGAATCAAGGCTGTACGTATTAAATGGATCACTAATTATGTACAAAAGAGGGTCATCATGGTGGCCGTATACAGAGCTATATCAGATAAATTATAGGGTAAACAATCGTGCATTCAGGGTGAGGGAATCCGTGAGGATTAATACAACATCCACAAGCAGACCAGGAGTACAAGGGTGCAATCTTGAAAAAGTTTGCCCAAAAGTTTGTGTATCAGGCATCTATCAGAGCCCCGGCATCATATCAGCACCGGTGAATCCAACAAGACAGGAAGAAGGGCTCCTTTATTTCCTTGTCTGGACTTCCTCCATGAGTTCGAGGACAGGACCACTGAGCTCATTATGTGATCATTCTACCTGTAGAATCACATATCCCATTGGAGATGATACAATTTTCATAGGATATACGGATTCCAGTTGTTTCATGTCTAGTATCAAGGAAGGAATTTATTGTATTGCCTTCTTGGAACTAGATAACCAACCTTACTCCATGATGGCTATTAGGTCTTTATCATATATTATCAATTAGTAGAATTGGCCATCAGACTGTTACCCCTTATCTTACAAATTCTCTGCTTGGATTGAGCTTGATTACTTTAAGAAAAACAATGGGCCAGAATGGCTGCCACATCGCAGATCATTCTCCCCGAGGTCCATTTGGATTCTCCAATAGTAGAAAATAAGCTTTTGTATCTCCTCCAGCTAGGTGAGTTGCCAATCTTTGATTCTTACTATGAACATGACTTCTTCCCTGAAGTTGACTGGCCGAGAGTCCGAAGAGAGGAAAACAAGCTATTTTCTAGACTCAACGAGGTCAGAGATAGACTCTTGAGCAAAACTCTTTCCGCTACTACTCGCAAGCTACACCACTCGCTACTGCCAACTCCAATCCCATGGCCCAGATGCATGCCCGAATTACACAGTGTTACCATCAAGCACTCTTTGCAACGATTCACGGATGCTGAGCTTACCATCACACATGCCGCCGAAAGTATCAGTCAAGGTTTGTCTAGTGTGATTAATGAACTAGCAGATAAATTAACAGGTAAATCAGATCTATTCTCAAGGAATATTCAATCATGTATGGACCATTCAAGCCACACCCGCCCAAATGGACTGATTGACATTGCCCAAATTGCTCAAAGTACCGACTGGAAGGACAACTTTAATCAGTGGTTCCTGATTCGCCACTTAATGAGACAATTGATCATGGACAACAATACAGGGAAGATTTCCATTCCACCAATTGAGATTGATGATAGACAGATGTCTGTAATTATCACTCCAGAGCTAGTCACAATCTGGATAGGGAAAACTAATCATGTATTCTACTTCACATTTGAGATGACATTGATGGTCTGTGACATGTATGAGGGCAGGATGAATGCAATTATGCTTACCACCATGAGTTGTTACTTGTCACCTTTAAGAAACAGGCTTCAAAGATTATACTATCTAGTTGATAGCCTGTGTGAAATCATAGGAAATAATGTGTATTCTATTGTGGCATCAATGGAAAGCTTGGTATATGGGAAGATACAACTTGCAGACCCAGTACCTGATGTTGCTGGTGAGTTCTACTCCTTCATTATCACTGAGATGTTATCAGCATTAATTGAAACCAAGATGTTTACAATACAAGAGGCAACAACTGTCGTAGAGAGAATATCTGAATGCTATGACAATCTCTCACCTGACTTAATTGCAGAGCTTTTATGCCTTATGCGTATGTGGGGACATCCTTCCTTGAGTGCAGAGAAAGCTGCAGATAAAGTGAGGAAATCAATGTGTGCGGCAAAAGTAATTGATCTTGAGACCAACTTAAAGACACTTGCATTCTTCCATGGTATCCTTATTAATGGGTATCGCCGGAAGCATAATGGAATTTGGCCAAAATGTACCCTTCCACCCAATGCAAGCCTGAGTCTTGCCGAATTGAAACATGACAATTCAGAATTACCTCACCATTATATATTGCAACATTGGAAAGAGGTAGCATTCATCCAGTTCGAAAAGAGTTTTGATGCAGATCCTGGAGAGGAGCTCAGCATATTCATGAAGGACAAAGCCATCAGTGCCCCCAAAAAAGACTGGATGAGTGTCTTTAGGAGAAGCTTGATAAAGCCAATCTGCGAAAAGCTAGGTGCCCCGCTTCCAAATGCTTTTAATAGAAGACTACTGCTGAACTTCCTTTCTGACAGTAACTTTGACCCAGACAAGGAACTTGAATACGTAACAACTGGGAGATACTTAGATGATGATTCATTTTGTGCATCTTACTCATTAAAGGAGAAGGAAATAAAAGAGACAGGAAGGATTTTTGCAAAACTTACTAAAAATATGAGATCTTGTCAGGTGATGAGTGAGTCACTATTAGCTAATCATGCTGGGAAATTATTCAAAGAGAATGGTGTGGTCTTAGACAATCTTAATTTGACTAAATCTCTCCTGACCATGTCTCAGATTGGCCTGATATCAAAACAGTCACGGAGAAATGTTCGGGAAAATGTAACAGTGATGACCAAGGTGCATAAGAGAAGCAACTTAGCAAACACAAAAATTCAGTCTAGTCATGGACCATCATCCCCTACAACTGATGAACAATTAGAAATTGCTGCCTTCTTTTTGACAACTGATTTAGAAAAGTACTGTCTAAATTGGAGGTATCAAAGTATTGCAATGTTTGCCAATTCTATGAACCAACTGTATGGATATCCCCATCTTTTTGAGTGGATACACCCACGCCTGATGAGATCTACACTGTATGTGGGTGATCCATATAACCCACCCAGAAACATCCACAGCACAGATCTAGATGAGATGAAGAACGAGGGAATTTTCATCGTATCCCCGAGAGGCGGGATAGAAGGGCTATGTCAAAAACTGTGGACAATGATATCAATATCAATCATAATCCTCTCAGCAGCTGAATCTGGTACACGAGTGATGAGTATGGTGCAAGGTGACAACCAGACAATTGCCATAACAACAAAAGTTCCAAGAAGTATCCCTCATAAGGACAAAAAAAGGATAGCTTATGAAAATAGCAAAGCATTCATTGAGAGACTAAGAGTAAACAATCACCATATGGGCCACCATCTAAAGAGTCAAGAAACTATATTGAGTTCCAATTTCTTTGTTTATAGCAAGAGGATATTTATCAATGGAAGGATTCTAAACCAATCCCTAAAGAACATGAGCAAAGCAAACCTCATATCAGATGTATTAGGTGAGTGCACTCAATCATCTTGCTCCAATCTAACTACAACAATTATGAGGTTGACCGAAAATGGGGTTGAGAAAGATATCTGTTACTGGCTAAGTTTCTACCTTTCAATCAAACAATTGACCTTTGATCTACTGTTCCCCTTGACATCTCAATTTGAGGACCCGGTCACAGCAGCTTACCTCAATCATCCACACTTAATTGGGAGAATCTGTGCAATCCCTTCTCAATTGGGAGGTCTTAATTACTATGCTATGAGCCGTCTCTTTTGTAGAAACATTGGAGACCCTCTAACATCTGCAACATCTGACCTCAAGCGCCTCATAACACACAAAGTGATCCCAGAGTGGTATCTAAGCAATCTTATAAATCGACATCCCGGAGAAGGCGGCTGGAACACTCTTGCATCTGACCCTTATGCACTGAATATTGATTACATCTACCCTCCTACTTCATTCCTAAAAAGACATACTCAAAAAGTGCTTATGGAGAACAGCATCAACCCCATGTTATCGGGTGTCTTTTCAGAGAACTCCAGTGATGAAGAAGCTGCGTTAGCAAGGTTCTTGCTTGATCGGCCGCTTGTTATGCCAAGAGTTGCACACATTGTGATTGAACAGACATCTTGCGGCAGAAGGAGACAGATCCAAGGCTATCTTGACACAACTAGAACTATGATGAAGCATGCTCTAAATAAGCAACCTCCTGGCTACCAAAAAGTGGAGAGAATAATTGAATACAATCGCCTATACCTAAATTACAATTTGGAAATTATTAAGAAACCAATCAAGAAGAAAACAAAAATAATAATCAAGGCATCTATGCTTGACCTGTGCAGTATTGACATTTCAAAGCTATTGCGGAGATTGTCATGGTCTCCACTTCTAGGTGGTCGACCGCTTGAAGGATTGGAAACACCAGACCCGATCGAGTTAATCTTTGGATCGTTGGTAGATGGTTGCAATATCTGTCACTATTGTTTGGCAGGTGATAAAAAGTTTACCTGGTTCTTTATACCTTCGGGCATCCTTCTTGACTCTCCACCAGAAGACAACCCGCCAATGAGAGTGCCTTATGTCGGGTCGCGCACTGATGAGCGTAGAGTTGCTTCAATTGGTTATGTGAAAGGAGCATCTGTCTCTCTAAAGTCTGCCCTACGCTGTGCGGGCATATACATCTGGGCATTCGGTGACACAGAAACGAATTGGGAGGATGCACTAGAGTTAGCCAACACCAGAGTGAATATTAACATGGATCAATTAAGAACTCTCACTCCAATGCCAACCAGTGCAAACTTAACTCATCGGCTTGATGATGGGCTATCTCAAATGAAATTCACACCTGCCAGTTCCTATGCCTTTTCTTGTTATGTTCATATATCAAATGATAATCAGAACTTAGAACAACTAGACAAGCTGTTAGACTCAAATTTGATATATCAACAGGTTATGATATTAGGACTTGGATTAATTGAAACTTGGCTGGCTGCGCCAAATACAGAAAATGAAGAAGATATATCTGTACATCTGCACACAGGATCCTCATGTTGCATAAGACCTGTAGACATGTGTGTACTCAATGAAACTGAAGCTGAAGTCCCTCATCTACTCGTGCCGCGAGCAAACAAATTTGTATTTGATGACAATCCGTTGGATAATGAGCAAATTGAGATTATAGACAATGTTATGATACAATCTAGACTGAGTGGAGTTGATTGCTTGACCATTCAAGAGAAGATACCTCTTCTCGCACATCTGATTGCCTTACAGTTTGCCCACAGCTTAATTGGCCTGGATGAATCTACCTCGTTAGTGAATGATGCAGTTGTGGATGCGGATTATGCTGCAAATTGGATTAGTGAATGTTTGAATACTTATTTGGATAGGGTATTTTATTACACAGCATGGAACATCCTACTTGACCTCTCTTACCAGATGTATTACATGAGGATTACCTCTGTTAATTCGGTGCTAGATTACCTAGGTATTGTCCTCGCAAGAATCCCAGGACTTGCTTTAAGTGGAATTGCCTCAACAATTAACCATCCTAAAATCCTAAGAAGAATGATAAATCTTGGAATCTTGGTCCCATCTAACTCTCCTTACCTGGCAACACTCAATTATCACAAATTGACAACTGATGCAATTATGTGGGGTGCACATCAAGTGCTAGCTGATCTACAATCAGGAAGGGACATTGAAATCATAATACCTTCTGAAGATAGCACTGAACTGAGTGACAGAACTCTGAATTTGATAGCTAGAAAATTAACTCTTATGGCCCTTGTAGTTGCACCTGATTCAGCACTTCCTTATGTCAGGGGTCTTCCACCAGATCAGAAATGCAAGGTCTTAACAGATTATCTTGTACAGCTTGTGTTAACCATGACCTCAGATCCAGAAATCATAAATAGCTGGAGATCAGTTATCCAAATGCCAAAGTTATCAGCATTTCCCCATAATCTATTCTACCTAACTAGGAAAATGTTAAATGCTGTCAGGGACTCGTCTGAAGGACAAGCCTTACTGGAGCAGTTCTATGGGAGCTTCGGATTCTTAGAATCTGATCTAAATGTCCAATTAATGGATCTTGCTTCTGGTTCTCAGGGTGATTCTAAAAGTCTAACAGTATTTGATGTAGTTCAAGAATTGTTCAACTCGGCACATAATGTAGAACGATTGTGCTTTCCTACAGGAGACATCCAATTAGACCTAGAGCCGATAGGTCATGTCACACCGCCAACTCATCATGTCCTAAGGCCAATTGGCCTCTCATCAACATCATGGTACAAGGGCATCACACTGATCAATTATCTTAAAGGTCTTAAACTGCCCATAGGTGATCATCTTTATTTAGCTGAGGGAAGTGGGGCAATAATGACCATAATTGAAGCATACTTCCCTGGAGAGCACATATTTTACAATAGTTTTTTCACAAGTGGGCAATGCCCTCCACAGAGAAATTTCCAGCCAATGCCTACACAGTTTACTGAGAGCATAGTGTACCAGCATTTGCAAAATGACATACCCTGTGATATGGGATTTGTACAAGACTTCATCCCATTGTGGAGTGGAAACAGTAAACAAACTGATTTGAGTCGTAAGGAGTGTGTCAATTTTATCCTAGATAGAATACCTTCTTCTACAGTCTCAATACTCTCCTGTGATTTAGAAGAGGGCTTTATAAGTAATCCAAACGAGTTATCTTCAGCCCTACTTCATGTACTGTTATTATCATTCATTCTTGTCAAAGAGTCAGGTGTGACAATACTTAAAACTGACTTAATGCCGTTCTCAAAATTGTCAAAACTTGTTACAATACTAAGTCACAGATACACCAAGATTGATGCTGTCAGATCAGCCTACTCTGATCCTTCTCATCATGAAATCTTCTTAGTGTGTATTGCTGGTCCCGGGATGGGTATTGGGGAATTCAATATGGCTCTGCACAAAGCAAATACTGATGCACAGCAAGGTTTCTCAATCATCAATCCGCTTCGTCATCATGAACTTCTTCATATGACTGCAGATTCGTCTAATAACGTGATGGACATAATAGATATGCAAATCAAATTGGCTCAGGCGTCCGAGAATGAAGATGATCATATCCTGCTGTCTAGACTGGGTTGCAGATCCCAGACAGATAAGCTACTGTCAATTAAAGCATCAAAGAGTATGGACGAGTTCCTTCATAGAGTGGCATCACTTATCACTGTGTATCTAAAAGAATCCATCAACATCATTGAGTCTTACAATGAAGATCGGACTAGACTAATCTTTATGGCCTATAATGTATCAGCTTATGGGAAAATTAAAACCTCAGCCAAAATATGTGCAAAGACAATTCTTGACATAACTATCCGAAATTGGACACTCCTCGGATTCCCTCTCAGAAAGCTGGTTGCTGCCAGTCTAAGGCTAGGAGAATTTTCAGCAGGCCTTGTAATTAATGCAAAAGATTTTCTTCAAAGATCTAATGCTAGGAAATATATTAAGACTTCAGTAGGATTAGAACAATTGGATATTGAGCTATCCCAAAATTTGAGGCTATTGCTTAGCAGAGCTGAACAGAAGACTGTCTGGAAACAGATTGGAGCCATCAATCTGGTTAGTTCTCTCGAGAATGATTCAGATACTCTCTGGGGTGATGCATACCTAGAGGACGAACCAGAGCAACCTGAATTCGATATCGCTGGCGAAGAAATTTAGAAAAGATGCAAGGTAAAATGCAAGCTAATGCAGTTTAAGAAAAAATTATTGATTTTCCCCTTGGT